GGTGGATTAGCTATTGAAGTTATACCATTTCCAAGTGGCACTAATGTTCCTGTAACTATAGGAAACGGAGGAGCAACCGCACCTCAAAACGCAACAGCAGGCTCAGGCGGTACTTCATCATTTGGTGCTTATTGTTCAGCTACTGGCGGAGGAGGTGGAGGTACTAACCCAACTAGTGGAGCAGGTGGAGCAGGAGGTAGTGGATCAGGAGGTACTCTAAACTTGTCTGGAGGAGCTGGTGGTAGTGGAACACCTACATCTTTTAGAATGGGAGCTAATGGAGGAAATACAATCTTTGGAGGTGCAGGAACAGGTGTTACTAATAATGTGGGGTATGCAGGTGCTGCTAATACTGGCGGTGGTGGTGGCGGTGGACTAGGTCCTGGTGCTTCAGGATTTTCAGGTGGATCTGGCATAGTAGTTGTAGAATATTAATAAGGAGTTATATTATGGCTAAAAAAGCATTAGTAAGTACAATAGAGCCTAGAGGTAAAAATAACTCTGGGTATCGAGTATTAGAAGTAATAGAAGCAGGTAATGAGTTTGAAACCCATCCAAAACTACAATGGCATAATTGTAATGACACAGTTGAGATGGATAAGTATTGGTATGATCCAGTGTCATTATCATTTAAAAAACTACCTGAATCAGTAGAGCAGTCTACAGCAGGTGAGTTAGCAGTAGATGAAGAAGGTAATCCAACCGAAGCATACGAATGGAACTGGGATACAGAAACTTGGTCTAAAGTACAAGTATTATAAATCAGTAATATTTAAATAGAAAGGATAATCGTGACCAACGATTTTGATAAAAATGGATACGTCCATTTAAAAGGTTTTTTAGATTTAGATAATTGTAAAGAACTTACTCAAGAGTTAAATAAATACATAGAACGAGGTGAAACAACTAAAGATCCTCAATGTCCTATATCAGAGGCTGTTCATGGTACAGTTACCTTTGATCAATTACTTTTAGATTTATTACCTAACTTTGAAAAAGCGTGTGGTAAACGATTATATCCTACTTATTCTTATGCTAGGTTATATAAACCTGGTGAAGAACTAAAGAAACATACTGATAGACCTGCTTGTGAAATATCAGCAACAGTGACCTTAGGTTTTGAAGGTAATGTATGGTCTATCTACATGGCAGGTAATAAAGTAGATATGCAAGTAGGTGATGCTGTTTTATATCGTGGAATGGAAGTAGAACACTGGAGAGAAAAGTATACTGAAGGAAAGTGGCAAGCACAAGTATTCTTACATTATGTAGATGCTGATGGACCCTATGCAGATCAAAAGTATGATGGTAGAGTATCATTAGGGTTTTCTAAAACAACAGGACAAAGAGTATTAACAGACTGTGCCATATTTGAGAATCATATCTCAGATGACTTTTGCAATAATCTCATAAAGACATATCCTCAAGATAATATTAAAAAGGAACCTCCAGTTATTGGTGGAGGTACTGGTAATATAGATAAAAGTATTCGTGATACAGAACGAGTCTTGCTCCCACAGAATGTAGGTATTGGTGCAACACTAACATCAACAGGATTAAATGCTAATCATTACTGGTGGCAATATAACATTACTCATGCAAACCAAACTGAGTTTTTAATCTACAAACCTGATGGACATTATAACCCTCATGTAGATACATTTCACCAACACAGTAATGAGACAAGAAAGCTTACCGCATTAGCATTTCTTAATGATGACTTTGAAGGTGGTAAGTTTTTTCTAAATGCTAATGGTAACTTATATTACCCACCTCAGAAAAAAGGAACTGTATTAGTATTTCCTAGTTATATGATACATGGTGTTGAACCTGTTACAAAAGGTGTAAGATACAGTGCTGTAACATGGTTAGTCGGACCATATTTTAAATAAGGATAGATAATGGATCAATTTATACAAGTATATGAAAAAGCATTTAGTGATGAGTTTTGTCAAAAAGTTATAGAATATTATAAAGTTGCTGAACAAGGAGGTATGACATTAAATCGTCAAGAACATGTAGGAGCATCTAAAACAGAAATACAAGATACAGCTACATATTTACCAGATTTTCCAATGAAGCATACAGGTATAGAACTCATGAATGAATTTAATCGTGTATTCTGGGGACATTGTTACAAACAATATGCAGATCAGTTTGATGTTTTAAAAACATTTAGTAAACATAATTCTTATACAATAAAGATACAAAAAACTAAACCTGGAGAGGGCTATCATATTTGGCATTGTGAATCTACAAATAAAGATGATTCTAATCGTTTATTAGCATGGACTGTATATCTTAATGATGATTTTGAAGCAGGTGAGACAGAATTCTTATATCAACATTACAGATATAAACCACAAAAAGGTGACTGCATTATATTTCCTACAACCTATACACATACACACAGAGGAAACCCACCCATAGGTGGAAACAAATATATTATAACAGGATGGGTAGAATTTTAATATGACAACTCCAAAAGAAGTAGAACAACGACTAAACTCTCATGAAGAACTGTGTGCCGAAAGGTACGCTAATATTCATGCTCGTATAGATAAAATAGAAGCTGTTCTTAATAAACTTCTTTGGACTATCATTATAGGATTTGGTAGTATTGTTGTATCTACTATTATTATGAATAAAGCAGAAGCAGCAGAAACAACTATAAATTATAAAGGTCAACCAGTTCCCTCTGCGATGGCACCTTCGATGTCTGCTTTCTCTCAAGATGTTTGTGCTGTACCTGCCTCAGGTGGTATTAATACAGGTGTATTTGCTGTGTCAGGTGGAACTGTTCTCACAGATGATAACTGTGTCCGAATTAAGCTTGCGAAGACCCTCAATGACCTCGGGCTAAAAGTAAGTGCTGTATCAGTTCTATGTGAGGATATTAAAGTATGGAATGCTATGGAAATGTCTGGAAGCCCCTGTCCTGTGGGAGGAGCCCTAGGATCAGCAGCAAGAGCTGCTTGGTATGAACTATATCCTGAAAGGTTTACTAAACTATATGGTAACGATTTTACGCTTCCTACTTATACTAAACCTCTTAACTTGGAGTAATGCTTATGCTTGGTACTGTACATACACACCTGACTCGGATGGCTACATGGTTGAAGACTCGTTGGTCTGCGTTGGTATCGAACCCTCAGTTGCCATTATGGACTACTGGTGTGTCTCGTATCAACCAAATGATCCTATCTGTCAAAACTACAGTAGGTGCGTGGACCAGACAGAACAAAGAACAACTGCTTGCACAGAGCCTTTCACTACTGGTTTCGTTAATGAAAGTCGTTTCTATTCTTGTAATATTGACAGTTGGAGTGCTTGGACTGTTAGTTCGTCTCATTGTGAACCTTTACCACCTACTTGTGTCGAAAGTCAAGAGGAGCAAACAATAGCATGTCAGGATGGTTACACAGGGTCTATAACACAATCAAGATCGACAACTTGCTCGACTCCTTATTCAGACCCAATGACTGGTCCTTGGATTACAAGCTCCAATTCGTGTACCCTAAAAGCAACAGATCCTACAAGCATAGAGAGTCCATTGAATCCTGCAAGCCCTCTGAGTCTAGATCAACCAGACCCAGTTGGGATTACTTCAGAACCTGTGGATATGAATCCAGTTCCAATGAACAATCCAGTGGAACAGGAAATGGCGATTCCTCAAGTACAGGAAAAACCAACAGAGACAAATACAACGAAGCCTTCGACATCAAACTCTACGGAGACGAAGGAAGAGAAGCAAGAGGCAAAACAAGAACAGAAGATAAAGACAAAGGAAAACGAAACAGTCGTTCCTGGGTTTGGGATTGCTATTGATTTTGCATTGATAGAGCAGCCACAAGGCTACTATCAAGAACAATTAACTAACCTTTTAGACTTAGAACAGGAACAGAACTATGCCAGAGAACAAAACCTTCTCCTTGACCTTATCTCCCCAAATGGTATTGGGCTTAATCTTAACGATTCTGCCAATAATAGGTGGAGGAGCTTATTACACGATAACCCTCTACAATCAGATGCTTTCGGTAATTGAAGAGTTTGATAGTTCTAAGATAGAAGCTTTAGAGCATCAGATGAAGACACAACAAGAACGCTATATGGAGTTAATGCAAACAAATGTTAAGTTACAAGACAAGGCAAGCGATGCTTTTGTGTTGGCTAAAGAGACAGCAGCAATCGCAAAAGGAAGCCAAAGAGAAGTTGAAGCAAGTTTAAACGCTATGCGTAATGAAGTAAGAGCTGAACTCGAAACAGTCAATGCTAAGATGAAAGCACTACAAACAGCAACAACAAACCCACTAGGAAGGTAACAATGTTAAGTATACTATCAGGAATATTAGGTTTTGCCACTTCAGGTTTACCAAGTGTATTAGACTTCTTTAAGAATAAAGCAGATCAAAAACATGAACGTGAGATGGCATCTTTACAAAC